GAGGCGATCCGAGGCAGCTATGCGGACGGGTTGATCAGCCTGCCGACGGCGCTGAAGGAGCTGCGGGCTCTGAGCGAAATCGTCGGCATCTTTTCCACCATCACAGATGAGGACATCGCGGAGGCTGAGCGTCAAGAGGCGCTCGATCCGCCTCCGCCCTTGGATCCCTATGAAGGTTTCAGAGAGGAAAGCGAGAACGGCATTTCGGGAGCCGACGAGAACCGTCAAGATCAAGCGCTGGTATCAGGGACAGCTCCTGAAGGTAGTCGAGCAGATCGCGAAGCTGAGCGAGCAGAGCGACGCGGATGATCCTATCGTCGCGGCGGCCGAGATCAGCGCGCAGCTAAACGCATACAGCGGCAGGCTGCGTGACTGGGCTCGCGAGATCGCTGCGAAGATGATCGTCGACGTGGCTGATGCGGACTATCAGGCGTGGATGAAGGTCGGAAAAGACGTCTCGAACGCCACAAGGCGGATGCTCTCTAGCGAATCTGTCGGCGACGTCTTTCAGCGACTGCAGGATGAGGAGGTTGAGCTCATCACCAGCCTCCCGCGTGAGGCGGCCGAGAAGGTTCACGAGTGGACGAAAGAGAGCCTCGCGCGCGGCGATCGCTACGAGCAGATCGCACAGCGCATCCGCGAAGAACTAGGTCCCGTCACAAAAACCCGAGCGATATGCATTGCTCGGACCGAGACGGCTAGAGCGCGGACGAACTTCACGCAGGCGCGCGCAAGGAACGTGGGTTCTCCCGGCTACTACTGGCGCACGGTCGAGGACGGCCGCGTACGGCCTATGCACCGCAAACTGAACGGCACTTTCCACTTGTGGACAGAGCCACCGGCCTGCGACGTCGGCCGCGGCGGCGTCCCGTTACACGCGCATCCCGGATGCATTTTTCGCTGTAGATGCTGGGCCGCTCCGATCTTTCCTGAAGATATGAAGATCAAGAAAAAATGAAGTACACCGACGGAAATTTTTATGCCGTAGAGCGGGTCTCACCGAGCATCGAAAAGACGCCGGAGGGCTATCTGATCTGCCGCGGCGTCCCGATCTCTCGGGTTGGGAC